GATAATCCAAATATTACAGAGTAACTATCCAAATATTACACCACATATACCTTGTAAGTTTAACTAAACTCTGCAACATATATAAGGTTATAACCTACCTAGTCCAGTAGTCTTCACTATGCTCACTCATCCTTAGTACCTCTATAGCAGGCATTAGCCTTACACTCACCATCACTGACACCACACATATAAGCGACAACTATTCCTGCTATCATCGCTACTACTACAAAGATATCACCTGCCATCATTTGTACTTCCTCCACCAGATAACCTTACCGTTTCTCTTTATAGTCAGTGACTCACAGTATTGAGTAGCACCTCGTGCTTCCTGTTCCAGTGTATAGATATAACAAGCCTGAACACTAGGACATACCCACGTACCACCACCTCCATTAGTCTTCTCAACGTCCATAGTTATCCTATCTTGATGTGGAAAACTATAGTAGTTATTACTAAGTGCACTAGCATTGGTACTAAATATTATTAAACAAGCCCATAGTGCTATCGCTATACCAAACCCTACTATCTTTGAGTCTTCTTTGTTCCAGTGTCTATCTTTCATACGCATCCTTTTGGTTGTGGTAGCCCACCATATTTAGATAAGTTCTTCATAGGACCTGAGCCACCGTGGTCCATAAAGAGTTCCTTCTTACCCTTACCATAATACTTAGCGAATGTTCTGATGGGTGGTACTACACCATTCTCATCATAGTATTCTCTAGTCTTCATAACCTGTTGTCTTATCTCAGGTGTCATATCAAACTCATCTTGTTCTGCCATATCGTACATTATATCAGAGTTCCATACTGTTGGGTCAACTAAATAACCATTACCATCTCTCTCAATCATCTTCACTCTCCTTAATGATAGCCATAACAGGTGCTTCATTATCTTTCAGTAGGTGTTGTACCTCTCTCCATACTGGTCTGCTTCTAGTACCATAGTTAACTAAGTATCTCATTACATATCCGTCCATTTCTTAAGGAACACTTTAAAGTATACCCTCTTAAACAAACACCACACACATAAACTATCCCACTTCATACTAATANTANACCATACTTTCTTCATCTTATAAGTCTCCTAAATCAAAATCTTCATCTTTACTTAAATCAATAGCAGCTACATAGTTAACACTTTCAATCTCCTGTGGTGCTGACTTAACATTTGTACTATCTAGGTAGTTGTCTATCCAAGGTAGAGGGTTCTCACCTACCTCTAAGCCTAATCTCTTAGGGTCAAGACCTATGTTAGTTAATCTAACTGCAAAGATGTAATCCATATACTGCTTAAGTATCTCTTCATTCATACCAATTAAAGGTGAGCCCTTAGAGAATAGGTATTCAACCCACTCCATCTCTTCCTTATAACCAGTAGCATACATCTCATACACCTCATCCTCTAGGTCCTTAGCTACCTCAGTGAATCCCTCACTTACGTCTGTGTTCAACATCTTGATGACTCGTTGGAATACATCTAGGTGTATCATCTCATCTCTAGCAATCAGTTTAAATACATTACTACTACCTGCCATTAGTTTCTCAGGTTGTTCAGAGAATGACCAGTTAGTAACAAAGGTACAGAAGAATCTAATACCTTCAAACATATTTAGTATTACTGCAGATTTATAAACAGCTTCTTTAACTTTCCTTCTGGTAACTTCTGGGTAAGGGACTCTGCCAGTAGGGTCAATAGAACGACTAAGACTGTTAGCGTCCATCCTATCAAAAACACTGGTAGCCCAATCGAAACCAGCAAGAATACTAGTAGCCCTTCTTTGAACGTACTCATCATCTATAATTCCTCCTATAAATTCATCTACATTATTATAGATAGCTCTCACCATCTCAGTATAGCTCTCACTATGTAGTAGCTCATTGTTCTGGTGGTTAGTAATATATAACTCCCACTCAGGGTTGTTACTAATACCACCATTATTAAACAACTGTAGTGGAGCACGACCAGCACAACTATCTAAACAAATAGCAAACTTAAGCCCACTCTCATAGATATGTCTACCAGCCTCATCTAAACTATCGAAGTCTCTCTTCTCCTTTGATAGGTCTATCTCTGATTTAGACCAGTTACCGATAGCTCTCATCTCTTCTGCGAAGTCCAGTATCCACGGGTACTTAGGTGCGTGGTACGTCTGAATGTTTCTATTACAACTGTCCTCGCCCAGGAATAACCTTGTATTCTTACTGACTACTGTCTCACCTAATTTAAATATTTTACAACTCATATGCTACACGCTCCTGATTCACATCCTGTTACAATTTCCTCACTCTTATTCTCTCTGTCCTTACTACGGATGTAGTATAAAGACTTAAGCCCATACTTATAGGCGGTGAGGATATCCCTCTTGACTCTATTACTGTCTAATATCTTACCATCAATCTTAGTTAAATCATACCACTGGTTGACTGACATTCCTTGGTCGATGAACTTCTGTATCACAGCCATCAACTTAATGTATTCACTACTGTTGTTGTCTGGCATATCCCAAGCCTTCATATAATAGTTAGCCTTATCTACATCAGGTACTAATGACTTGACTGTATAAGCAGCTGACTCATATGTATCTGTTAGAGATTGAATAGGGTCAATACCTTGTGTACTATTACTGACTAAAGAACTACTGGCTGTTGGTGGTACAGCAGACAGGGCTGTGTTTCTCATACCCCATATCTGTACCTGCTCTCTCAACCAATCCCAATCACAGTGTAAATCATTAGCTACTAGACTATCAACATTCTTATTGTATGTATCGATAGGTAGTGTACCATTAGCATACTGTGACTTCTCTAAGAAATACTTACAAGCTCCCTTCTCTTTAGCTAACTCCATACTAGCCTTGATTAAACCATACTGGAATCTCTCAGCCCAAGTATGTGTCAACTCATAAGCCTTCTTAGTACCTAGTCTAGCTTCGTTCTTAGCAAGGAAGTGAGCGAAGTCACTGATGCCTATACCTAAGAACCTATAGCCTTTAGTAGGGTACTCAGCTGCATCCATAGGATACTCTTGCTTATCAATTAAGTTATCTAAGAACCTAACCATAAGTCCAGTCAGCTTATCCATACGTGTGATGTTATCTAACTTACCAAAGTTAATACAACCTAAGATACATAAGCTAATCATACCATCATCTAAGTTGTAGGTATCTGCTGTAGCTTCCTTCTTAAGACCATCAAACTTCATAGGTCTAGTAGGTAGGAATATTTCTGAACATAAGTTGGTCTGTGTTACTGGTTCTTTGAACAACCCTTGTTTATTGATGTTGTCAATGAAGTGCAAATAAATCCGTCCAGTTCCAACACGTTCCTTGATGAGCTTGTTGAAGACTTCTGTTGCTGGTACTCTGTTCTTTCTAATGAAGGGTTGTTGCTCATAATGTTTATACACCTCATCAAAGTCTGCTTGTCCATAGGATTCAAATAGTTTTGGCACGTCTTCTGCTGAGAATAATGTCCACTCGCCTTTGCTGAGGACACGCTCAATAAAGATTGAAGGGATGCCGATAGTATAATCAATAAACCTAGCCCTAGTAGTATTACTACCTTGATTGTTTTTGTATTCCAAGACATCCATTATCTCCCAATTAAATACAGGATAGTTAACTACAGTAGCACCACTACGTAACGCATTCTGTGTGAACTGTTTGCTCGCTGCTTCTACTGTCTTAAGTAGAGGTAGTGCACCTGTATGTTTAACAGTATTGTTCTTGACTGGTGCTAAGATACCCCTGACTAGACCCATATCAATACCAATACCTGCTCGCTGTGCTGTCATAAGAGACAGTGCATACTCCGTAGCTAAGATAGACTCACTGCTGTCACCCATCTTAATCTTACAACAACTAGAGAACATCTTAAGTCTAGTACGTACACCACTAATAACTGGAGTAGGTAAACTAATCTCATCATTCTTCAGTGCTTGATAGAAGTCCAACACATAGTCCATACGCCCTTGTTTCTCATCAGCAAAGATAACCATAGGGATAATCATAAACGTCTCTTGAATCATCTCTAAGGGCTTGTTAGTCTTAACATCTTTAATTAGATACTTACTCTCTAGTTGTGTAATGCTTGAGTGTACTCTCTCCATATCATTATCATACTCTAAGTACGTACCTAGATATTCAATCTCATCTTCACTGTACTGCTCCAGTATCTCAGGGCTATACAATCTAGACTTAACATTCTTCTTTATGTAATCTAAGAAAGGGATAGGCTCGAAGCTACCATACACTTCCTTCCTCATATTGGTTACTAACAATCTACCTGCTAGTATGCCATAGTCAGGATGTTCAGGTGTTAGCTTCTCACTTGCACTCTTAACAAGTGTCTGTTGTATAGCAACTGATGACATCTTGTTAGCAATCTTTAGGTGTGCATTAAGTGCTACATCAGATACAGATACGTTCAGTCCCTCAGCACACTGAGATAACATAGTATGAATCTTATCATAGTCCAGTAGCTCCAGCTCACCACTACGTTTCTTAACATATACTTCCTTAGTCTTCATAAGGACCTACCTTAAATTCAACCATCAACTCACCTGACTCATTAACAAATGATTCGTAAGTTAGTTGTCCTCTGTTGTGCATAATAACTGCATCAATCATACCTTCTTTGTATGCTCTCTTGTCACTGTAGTATATCCACAGTGCACCCACTACCAACCACACTATACTTAATGTTATTAAATCATTCATAAAACTCCTCAAACCTATCACGCTTTTCCCATAGTTTATTCCCGAAGACCTCAAGTATGTCTTCAGGTTCTAACTCTAACTCATCACATATCAGGCACACATCATAGTTCTGTGCTACCCTGTCTTTAAGTTCTTCGAGTGTTATCATATCAGAAGTTCCCTGCCACTGGGTCTACATAATAAGAAGTAATCTTTCCCGTTGGTCTGCTTGTAAGTGAATTGTTATAGCATTCATCTTTGAAGCCACAGAAGGCACAGTTCATACACAATCTCTCTTCACCTGTCTTCTTACTAACAGTGGTAGCATTAGCTATACGCATAGGTGGTGTGTCTAGTTCCATCTTAACACTGAGTTGCTTGATGTGTTTGTCAATGTCTGTCTCTAACTCCTGCTTACATAACTTAAGTGTTGATTTGTTTTTATTAAATGCTAAGAAGTAACCAGTATCTCTACCTTTTGTCTTACCATAGCCTGATAGTTGTTTGATGTAACCAAAGGCATCATCTTTAATACCATCATCTTTAAACTTATTGTCATATGACCAAGCACTTGCAGTCTTAACNTCCACTAGNTCACCATCAATCTCACAATCCTGTGAGCCATTGACACCCTCTACTGTATGCTTACCTTGCTTACCTGTTACCTTGTGTCCTGATAGTTCAACCAGCCCTAGTAGTACAGCTTCTAGTAGGTGTCCTTGTAAGAAGGTAAGGTATACCTGACCAGGGATAGGCTCTTCAGCCACACCTTTATACTTATACCACTGTGCTCTCTCACATCTACCTATACCTGACATACGTAGCCCTGTGCTATGCTCTCTTGCAGTAAGGGCATCAACTAAGGCATCACTTACTTCCTTACCTACTGTATCAGCTATCTTCTTAAGGTCACCTGTGTGTACCTTATCTTCCATCATCTTATATACATCTTGTACTACTGTGTTAATTGTTTTCACTGTCATACTCCTCTGTTAGTAAATCTAAATACCACCTTGCTTTGTTTAAGTCTTCAATACCGTTCTTGAATTTGTATCTACTTAGATATTTTACCACATTTCCTTCGAGGTAATTAAACTTTTGGTCTAAAATAAATTCAATTACTTCTATCTTCCCTTGCTTGTAGTGGCTGGGGTTAATGTTATCCTTAGTGTGTGTCATTCCAACTTCCTCCTATTGAATACTCCCCGTCCATCGGGCAACGTAAGTTATAATATTGTGTGGTGTCTCTCATTGCCTGCACTACCTGCTTACCTATCTCATCAGCATCCTCTGGTGCACACTCAATCTGTATCTCATCGTGTATCACACCTAGCTGGTGGTAAGGTAGGTTACATTTCTCGTGAAAGATAACCCAAGCTCTCTTAGCTATGATACTACCTGCTGATTGTAATAGAAAGTTAAGTGCTGAGTGTGGAGACCTAGTCTTAATATGTCTCTTGTCTATTGCCTTAATCCACCCCTTGTTACTAGCATTCTCTATCTGTTCTCTCAGTTTAGCGAGTGATGGTGTGTTAGATAAGAAGTCAGACTTGATTTGCTTACCTTCCTTTTTACCACCACCTACAATCTTACCAATCAAGTCATCACCACCACCATACAGGTAGGCGTAGATAAACCTCTTTGCTTCGTTCCTAGTGCCTAGTCCTGCTGACTCTTGGTTCTTAGTATGAATGTCACCCGTTAGGATAGTGTTAGTGTAGTCACTATCATTCATATAGTGTGCTAGACATCTTAACTCTAGTCCACTAAGGTCAGCACCAACCAACACCTTACCAGGATGTACTGTAAATAGGCTACGCATATCAGAACCAAACTCTTTGTTGCTGGCAGTCACCTGCTGTAGGTTAGGGTTACTACTACTCATACGGTTAGTTACTGTACCAATAGTATGCACCCTGCTGTGTATTGAGTGTGTGTCTTCATTAAACTCCTTCAACCAACTGTCTAGCTGTGACTTACGTTTCTGTAACATAAGATACCTAGCTATCACCTTAGCCTCAGGTATATCCACACCCTCTAGTGTTGACTCATCTACCTTAGGCTTACCTGTCTCAGTAAACACAGTAGGCTTCCAACCATAGTGCATAAGGTGGTGTGCTACCTGCTGTCTACTGCCTAGGTTAAGTGGAGGATAAGCAAAGTAACCATACTCACCATCATCATTAGTATGACATTGAAGCTTAACCTGCTTGGTATATGCCAGTGTTCTAGTGTTATCCTTTTTGAATTTACTCTTAAGCTCGGTAGCTCTCTTCCAAACAGGTAGTGGTTTAAATACTGAGTGAACCTCTTGCTCAGCCTTTCTAAGTTCTTCATTAACATCATACAACACCTCCAGTGCCTTACGTTTATCAAAGTACCACCCATACTTCTCTTGTCTAGAGCAGTGCTTCTTAGTAGCATACTCTAACTCCAGTGCATCACGACCTTGGTCTCTTACTGCATCAGCTAAGTGTAGGTATAGTTTAGTTGTGACTTCCACATCCCTTACACAATACTCTAACATCTCATCAGTGTAATGTGTCCAATCATCGTAGTCGCCCTTATCAAAGTTCAACCTATCACCCCAACTAGCCAGTGAATGACCACCTTCTCTTCGAGGGTCAGTGAGCTGTGACATAATGATAGTGTCCTCAACCTGTATGCCTGATAGGTCAACACCCATCAACCTCTCCAACACTGGCACATCAAAGGCTATACCATTATGAAACACCAGCACAGTTGCACAACTAAGCCAGTCATTGAACTGATTGAGTGTGTCAGGTGTGAATGTTATGACCTCTTTAGTCTCTATGTTCTGACACGCAATACACCATATGACAGTGGGGTCTAGCCCATCAGTCTCTATGTCACAACTAAAAATCATTATTAGCACCTGATGCTGGGTCGTGCCCCTTCTCTAGCCTACCACTAATGGTATCAAAGTGTGACCAACCTGCTTCACCTGTCTGTCCTGTCCTGCGTAGCTTGGGTACTCTGATACGTATGGCGTTACGTTCATACTCATCCTCTGCTAGTTTGTTACGACTAAATAGTATGTTGTTGTGACAAGCCTGTGGTATAGCACCACTACCTTTAACATCATACTCACTTATTTTGTGTGGACTACTACCATCATCAGGCTTACGAGTATGTGTACTTAGTATTACACACGCCTTAGTTTCTTTACACAACTTAATAAACCTATCCATCACCTCTTCAATATTCTCATTGGATAAATTCTTAATAGCAGTATGTAGTGGGTCAAGTAGTATGACAGTACACCCTAGTCCTTTGACAAAGTATCTAATCTTAGAGAACATCTCATCAATATCAATACTACCACCACCATCATCGTGTAGTTGAATGGTAGAGCCAAATCCAATATCAATAGCGTTACTCATTATGTTATCAACGTCTAACTCTTTAGGCTTTAACAATTGCAAGTTAGTTTCTGTGTGTACACTGACTACCTTACGTACTGTCTCATCAATAGTATCTTCAACCATAAAGCAACCAATCTTTTCATTAGTCTCAGTAGCAAAGTGATATATTAATTCATTAAGAATTGTTGTCTTACCAATAGATGTGTGTGCAATGATAGATGTAAGCTCACCTCGTGCTAACCCACCTCTAGTCATATGTTGTAGGTCACCAAAGCTATCGGGCAAAGGTATTAACTCTGTTGATTGATAGTCCATCAAAGCTAACCTCATATCCTCCACACTAGCAACACCTGATACGGTATAAGGCTTAGCATCCCACCACTCCTGCTGAAATAACTTACCATCACCTGCCATAAGGTACTCACTTGCATCCTTATGCTTACCTAACGTCAGTATCTTACATTTGTTTGGACCTAAGATAGGTGCTACCTTTTTGGATGCTTCCCTACCTGCTTCATCACTATCAAAGCATAGCACTACTATCTCAAAACTATCTAGGAATTCTAAGTTAGCCTTAATATTGTCAACACAATTAACACCGTTAGCAACAGATACAAAGTTATAGTTACCAAAGATATCATATGCTGATAGTGCATCCAGCTCACCCTCTAGTATAGTAATGAGTTTACCACCTGCTTTGATTAGATGTTGACCAAACAGTTGGTTGGTTTTACTGGTGTCACCACTACCAAAGAACCTCTTGCCTGACACCAACCTAGTTTTCATACCAACTAGCTCACCCTTCTGATTGTAGTAAGGGTAGTGGTGCTTGATTGGCTTACCATTCTTATCCACCTCAACCTTAACACCATACCTCTCCACTGTCTCAGCTCTAATCTTACGCTCAGTCAGCGGGTAGTATTCACCTATGTATTTGTGTATCCAGTCATCATCATTTTGTTTAGACAGAATAGGGGGTACTTTTGTACCATCTCCCTTGGTGTGGTAGTCACACTTGAAACAGTGTGTATGACCATCATCATATACACCTAGGTTATCTCTATTCCTGTCCTCTCCTTTATCTGCACACGCAGGACACTGTGCCTTATTTACTAAACTGCTATCCATTTATCTCTCCATTATTATAATTAGGTGGCTCGTTTATGGGGGACAGGTGAGCCAAGCCTGTTACTTATTTAAAACTCAGCTGGGTCGTAGTCTCCTGCACCTTCAGCCTTCTCTTCTACTCGTACCTTCTCGATGTATGTGTATGCATCGTAAGGTGCTTTACCTTTCTTAACTACAATCGTTACCTTATCACCGAACAAGGACAGGTGTGATGACCCTACCAATTCCTTATCCGCATTGTAAACCTGTGGCTCACCGAAGTCCACCTTTCTTTTGGCAGTGATTTGTTGTAGACCTTTGTACTCTTTGAGTGCTAAGCCCTCTTTCTCTGCTGTCTTAAGACTATCCTTATCTAAGGCTACAGTAATCTTATAATTAGTAGCACCCATATAGTTATCTGGATTTGTGATATGATTGAAGACAACTTCACCTGTTAATGTTATATACTCTGACATCTTTATTACTCCTTTTATTATTTAACTTTCTTATGACCACCAAACCTATGGTGACCACACCTAACTAAGTTAGCATACTTAGGTACTATCCTTACTGACTATCCAACTTAGTAGTTTATAACTAAGTAGTAATTAGTAAAGTGTTTATCTAAGTAACTAACTAAGTGTTATTATAGCATACTTTTATGTCACACTATATCTTTTTTATTATTTATTTCACATCTTAATTGCTTCCAGTTAGTCAGTGCTAAATCAAGTTCAAACTCAGCCCTCTCAAATTGGTCAAACAAATCCTCACCTTGTGTGCTGATGTAAGCAGTACCATCAAAGTACAACCTACCTGCATCCACTTCATCTAATATATAGTCTGTTGTTCTACTCATCACACTCTCCTAAACATTTACTAAGTATGTTCTCTCTTTCCTTCTCAAGTATCCTTAGTTGGTCAATACCTACATCAACTTGGTGTCTTATACCGTGTATTGATTTGTTAATCCTGATTAAATCTTCTTTTAGTTTGTTTGTCCAGTTAATCATTGTGTTATCCTTCATACCCTTTCTCCTATTATGTTGTCATTATTGTTACGCCACTCTGTTCTCTGCACCCTACGATAAGACTCGAGTGCTGTCTGTTGTGGTATTGTTAGTTCGTTGCCCTCTCTATCAGTGTCCACACCATCTAAGTATGCAGGATTAAGTTGTATGCCCCACACTACTTTGACAGGTGTGTCAACCCACTTACTTGCTGACTTATTAAGCCACACCTTCTCATACCCACTCATAATTTACCTCTGATTCTTTTATTATCCTCAACTAATTGCATAATCCTATTCATATTATCTACAATAGTACCTGAACCATACAACTTCTTTAGTTCTTCTATGCGTATGTTACCCTCATCATCACGAGGATTCGATTGTGGCGTACTTCTGTGTGTACCCCTTACGTTGGTATCATTATTCATTTAATCCTCCTTTAAATAGGTTATATCAA